TCCTCGTTGACGAGCACCAGGGCCAGGAACTTCGCCCGCACGTTGCGAGTGTTGACCTTGCCGGTCGGGCTGCCGCCGGTCACGATGAACTCAAACTCGTCGCGGTCCCTGGCCGTCATCTTGGCCACGTAGACCGTGCCAAAGTCTGGAATGTCTACAGCTACTCGCTGCCGCACTCCTCGCTTGGCTTTGAGTTGCTCCCGTGTCAGTGCCATCCGCGCCTCCGTGTTATCAAGGTGTAGTGTGCAGGCTGCCGCTGAGCTTAATCGTCAGCGTGCCCGTCATCATGTCATCCTTTGGAACGGATGCCTGGAAACTCTGGGCGTAGCCGTAGGACGACCAGACAAGGGTATTAGTCCCGCCGTTGGCAAAGTAGATGCTCACCGTTTGATTAGTGCTGACGTTGGTCAGCACCTTCCACGGCTGAATCGCCGGGTCGTGGTGAATCTCAAGGCTTAACTCACCAGGCTCGTAGAACTCACTGGCAATGTACTCCCGGCCACCCGTGGTCAGCAGATGGGACGCATCGACAACGTCGCGCTCAATGGTGCCAAGAGACAAACTGTTGACCTTATACACTCCGACAGTTTGTGTCCCAAGAACTGTGCCAAACTTGACGTAGGTGCCCTGTCCGATGTCGTGAGCCATAGTCTGAGCCTCCTTGCTCAGGGTTCGCTGTAGGTAATCTCGACCGACAAATCCGTGCGATAGACGGGCAGCTGCTCCCCGCCGGGCGAGGGCTCCTGCTGGTCGTCGTCGCTCCTGACAACGGCCAGCCGGATAATGTCCGTCGTCTTGTATTGTAGGGCTGCCTTGGCGGCACGGGTCAGGTTTCGCACCTCGAGCAGGTTGTCGGAGATGCAGCTGACCGTGTACGTGGCACGGATGAGCGAGTTGCTCCGCAGCAGGTCAGTGAACGGGTCTTTCAGTTGCGTGTCTCGGCCGAAGACGATGCACGGCAGGGCCGTGCCCTGCGGGGCCTGGACTTGGTAGATCCGGTTGCCGGCCTGCATGGTGACATCGGCATCGGCGGCTAGAAGTTGCCGCAACGCCTCGTCGATGTGCGTCACACTAGGCATCAGCGGCCCCCGTGAATCCGGCGGATGTCCCGGCGTTCCTGCTCGGCGATGGCCTTGCCGACGTTGTCTTCCAGCTTGCCGACCAGCCGGTCTTTGAGCCGCGGCAGATTGGCGTCAGCCCATCGGCCGAACTTGCCGCTCCCGACAAATCCGCGGACGCTGCGGAAGTAGATGCTGCCGCCTTCCCCGCCGCCAATCATGGCCACGCTACCTTTGAGGTAGGGGTACTTCTTTGCCCGACTCATCGGCACCTGCAGGGCCAACTTTGTCGGGTAGCGGTCTCGAACTCCGTGCTCAACCCACCAGGCGTGGAAGCCGAGCTCGCGATTGCTACCGCCAACAGCCCGGCGATACCCGACGAGACCCACGGCTGTCGTTGTCTTCTTTTTCTCAAGCTTGAGCCCTACGCTGCGGCGCAGGTTGCCGGTCGGCCCCTTGGGCGTCAGGGCCTTCACTTCCGGCACGACAGACTTGACGACCTCTCGGACGCTGCTGCCGAGGTACTTTTTCTGCACGCTCTTTGAGAGGGCAGTGAACCGGCGGAGCACATCCTCAACGCCCTCGACGCTGGCGACGATACGGTCCATCAGTCCAGCTTCTCCGTGACAAGCAGCTCGTGCTCGACTCGACGGCCACGCTCCACCACCGAGTCAATCTCAAACGTCCGGCCCTCGCTCATGATCCGCATCTTGGGCAGCAGACCAGGCGTATACCGCATCCGCACGCGATGCGTCACTGTGCCCTCGGTCTGCAGGCTGGCGACCCGCTCGGCCCCCGACAGCGGCAGCACGGCGATCCACCGGGTTGCAAACTCCGAGTACGTCAGCGTCGGCTCACCGATGCTGTTCGTCGTCTCAGTCGGTGTCTGGATGACAGCCTTCTGGTCCATAATGCCGGATGCCAGCATGGCTTACGTCCCGTAGAGCACAAGGGAATAGGAGGCGGTGCCAGAGTCGCTTGCTACGCTAATGGTTCCAGGCGACTCAAAGCAGCTCACGACCGCGAGCTCTCCACTGCTCCTGGCACTAACGCGGGATGGCCCAGGCTCCGAGATTTCGACGGCCGGCGTGCCCAGAAGAGCGACTCGGCTGATTTCGCTGAAACTTACGAGGTCGCCATTGGCTTTGCGATAGGCCGGTGTCAACGTGCCGCCGCTGTACACCGTGACCGCAGACGTGCCAACCGTCCCCGAGACGATTGCCACCTTGCCAGTCGTGTAGCTCGTGCTGTCGACCAGCGATATCTTCTTCAGCGACTGCACGCCAGTGCTGGTGTCCGAGTCGGCGAAGCTTACATCAACGGCAATCCGGCCTTGAATACTCATGCGTACTGCTTCCACTTTAGGGGCTCGAGCAGGGCCGCCACGCCCATCGGCACGTTCTGGCCGACGTTGCCAACGGCCTCGCGGTTGGCGTACCAGTGGCCGACCATCATCTTGATGGCATGCACCGCCGGCTTGGGCACATCGGCAGCCCCGCCGTAGCCGGCGAGGTACGTGATCTGGACGCTCTTGTCGTCAATCCGCACGCTCGGCCAGACGTCGAGGTACGTCGGGTAGACGAGAGCCGGAACGTGATCGCGGTCGAGCCGGAAGTCCTGTGTGCCGCTCTCTGCCCAGGTCTGCGTCTGCGTGGCTCCGCCTGTGTCCACATACGAGATAGTCACGGTGGCCTCCGAGCCTGTCTCGTTCAACCGCACCGGCGGGCGCGGAAGCTCAATGCGGGTGCCAAAGAAGTCATCGAAGGCCACCGTGTACGTCTTGTCTGCGAAGGTCCGGTCGCAGTAGTCCTCTGCCCACGTGGTCGCCGCGTCAATCAAGAGCCCGATGTACTCATCGTCATCGGTCGTGTCGACGACCCGCAGATGCTCCTTGGCGTCGGCCACACTCACTGGACGGTCGTCGGCCGTGCTGGCGGCTGCCACCACCAGGCTGCGGTACTTGCTCGCAATCGTGCCGCGGTAGAACAGGCTCACTTCTTGGCCCTCCTGCGCCGCCTTGGAGCCTTGGCCTTTGGAGCGACCGCCTGCTCAACGACCGGCTCCGGGGCCACCGCGACCTCAAGCAGCGGCTGCTCAACCAGATCGACACGCCCCATCATCTGCATGGCACGGGCCTGGCCCTTGGGCACCTTGACGACCTGGCCGGCTTTGTAGCCCTGGAACGGCCGCCGGAACCGCACGGAGGTTGTCTCAATGGTCAACGTCACTTCCACGCCTCCTCGGGCGGTCGGCCGCCGCTTTCCCAAAAGTCACCCGGATGCTGCAGCAGGCACTTCATGTTGCTACTCGGCCACTTGATCCAAACCTCTGCATGTCCGATGCACACCCTCGTGCACACCCCGCTCTTCAGTCCTGCCTTCTGAGCCACTTGCCAGAAGTGAATGTCGTCGTCTGTCCGCTCTGGCCCCCAGGTGCCCTCGCTGTCTGGCTTGCCCAGGAACCAGGGATGCGGCATCTTCTTGAGGGCCGCTGCTCTTATCATCGTGAATCCGAAGTGGGCCGTGTTGGCTTTCACGATGTTGTGATAGACGAAGTGATCCCGCCGCATCTCGCTCTTCCGTTCGCCGTCTGGGCTGGCCATCGTAAAGAGCGGCTCGTCCTGCTTCCGCTTCATCTGCACAGCCGCGACGATGTCGTAGTCGCTGGCAGCTGCGTACGTCAGCATCCGTGGCACGGCGTCCTGCTCGAAGATGGTGTCGTAGTCGAGCGTCAGCAGCCAGAGCGGCGGGGCCTTGGGGTCCGTGTCGAGCTCGACCATCTCGGAAAGGACACGCTCAAGGCATTGGCCCCAGAACGCCCCCTCAAGCCGCACCGGCGAAATGCCGTAGGGAACCAGCCCTCTTGGCCAGCAGAACATGTGGTCCTGCCAGCCCAGCCTCGGGACCGACATCGCACACATCACACGCTGCGGGCCGGAGCCCGTGTCGAGCACGGCCGGCTTGATGCCAGCCACAGGTGACGCCGCGCCCACGGCATCCTCCTCTGTTGAGGTTGTCGTCAATCAGCCAGTGGTCACTTCACGACCAGGGTCGTGACGTTCGCATCAGCCGCGGAGTCGACGCCACGCTCGCCCTTACCGAGCCGGGCCGCGACCACCACGGTGTTGTTGCTGGCGTTGGCCGTCGCTTCCGCGGAAGGCGTGACCGAGACCTGCAGATACCGCTTCAGACCCTTGGTGCTCAGGTCAAACCGAGTCACGTTGACCGTCGCGGTGTTGGCCACGCCACCGAGGGTGTAGTCGGTGTCTTGCACGAGGTCCGTGATCGCGGCGTACGAGCCGTCCGTGTCGCTGTGCTTGACGCTCACGACGCTGGGGGCCGCCGTGTTGGCGATGCTGCGGTAGCCGACGTCGATGCTGACGGTGTCAAACCCGAGGGCGTCGATGGCCACCGTGTGCGTGCCAGCCGAGGCAAGCCCAGCGGCAGCGGTCAGCGAGATCACGCTCTTGCTGTTGGCAACAGGGTCCATGGTAAGGGTCTCTCCTTGGTGAAGTCTTAGAGCGTGAGGCCAACCACCGGGCCAGCCGTCGAGGCGTCACCCACGTCGGAGGTGACGATGTCGAAGCGGCAGAGGCCCTGCAGGTACGTCTGGTCAAACTCGATGTAGCGGTCGGTCGAGGACCGGATGGCGATCTGCTGCCGCAGCCCGTAGTGGGTGCTGAGTCGCAGGTTGCCAAACAGGGCGATGACCTGGCCGGCCGTCGGGGCCGACCGCATCGAGTTGTTGAAGTACACCGGGTAGCCCATGAACCGCTGCTCGCTGGCACCGGCCGAGAGCTCGGCTGCCGAGACGCCACCGGCACTCAGCATCAGGGGCAGCATGCAGGTGCTGTAGACCTGCGGCGTGACGTACCAGCCGGCACCGGCCCGAGCGTAGCTCGGAAGCTTGCCGATCAGCTCGGCGAAGTCGTCGACGGTGATGGCCGAGAGCGAGCTCTCGCCGCTGTCGTTGGTGCCGGCAGTCAGCGTCTCGTTCTCGAACTTCCACTGGACCCCGCGGATGCCACCGTGGGTCGAGGTGCCGTCACCAGCAAAGCCGGCGTCGTCGATCTTCTGGGCGAGCGACAGGGCGAACTCCTGGGCGACGAGGTCGGCCAGGTCGATTACCGAGTCCTCAATGAGCGAGTTGGGAATCCGGGTTGCGACCCGGCAATCCTTGGCCGACAGCATCACGTTGTCGGTCGCCATGTCGGTGGCCGTCGTCTCGCTGTTGTCGCTCACGAAGTAGGCGGTGTTGCCGCTCACCCGGCGAGGGACGTAGAGCGTGTTGCTCGACATCGGGATGACATTGGCCTGAGCCGGGATGGACCCATACTCATCGACCAGGCGGATCACGGTGGCAGCGAAGGTCTCCGGGATAAACACAGAGCCCTTGCTGTTGTCGTTGCTCGAGAGGGCACGCTCCTCGACGTTCCGCTCGTACCACGAGCGGTCCTCGGAGCGACCGAGCACGAAGCCGCGAATCCAGCGACCGCAGACCTCAGCGTCGTCGGTGCTGCCGAAGGCGCGAAGCCGGCCGACGTGCGGCTGCTTGCGGACGGCCACGGGCTCGGGCGTCTCAGCGACAGCCACGGGCTTGGCAGTGGCGGCGACCTTGCCGCGGAGGGAGGCGATCTTCTCGGCAATCGCAGTCTCGGTGGCGAGCCGCTCCTCAAGCTCGTTGGCCTCAGCGGTCAACGTCTCGATCTCGGCGGTTTGCTCCTCGGTGCGATCCTCAACCTTGGCGAGGTCATCGAGAAGGGCGGCCACAGCAGCGGCCCGGTCCTGAAGCTTGTTCAAAGAAGCCATCCGTGGCTCTCCCGTTAGAGGGTGACGATCCATGTCTGTCACTCACCCTACGGCAGCCACTGCAAACGTCAGAGAGGTTGCATACCTAACTAGGTAAGGCCCGGCGGCAGACGTACTCCGCCGGCACGATTGCCTTGGAGCGATGATCGCACCGCGGGCACATCACGTACCGCACTTGATGAGACTCGCCCATCTGGCGGCTGCAGTAGGTCTGCAGCCGAGCCTGCCCGCATTTGGGGCAAGTGTCACCCGGCTTTGCCACGCGCAAAACTCCTGAGCCTCGCGGCCCGCAGCCGCGTTGATGCCTGCACGACGTCTGGCCCGACAACGTGTGGCACCGACTCAGGTGTAGCCTGCTCTGCAAGCCAAGCCTGGAAGGAACGCATGGCCACTTGGGCTGTTGTGCTCGGGTACGCCGGCTGCACGACCGGCCCGAGCTCGTAGATGGTCGCCTGCCGCACCTCGCGGATCGCTCGGCCACCCTCGTCGGTGGTGAACGACTCCCCGCCCTTGTCTACGGAAAACGTGAATGATGCACCCTTCACGTCACGCCGAGAGATGAGCTCGAGGATGTCGGCCCGGCTGGCCGGCGGCGTGACCTCAAAGCCGACGCCCTTGTCGTCGCTCCAAACCTTGAGCGTGCCGCTCGACTCCCGGCCAAGAAGGATGTCGGGATTGTGGTTGTAGTAGCTCACCAGGTCCGTGCGGCCCCGCTGGCGGTTGAGCACCTTGTCGAAGGCCCCTGGCATCACCCGCTCCCGGAAGCCGCCCAGGTCGACGCTGAGCCGGTTGTAGACGACAGCGTAGCCGCGAATCACGGCCCGGCCATCGGCCCGCTCCTCAACCACGATCTCGTCGTTGGCCTCGTAGGCAATGTCGCGTGTTTCAATGTGCTCACTCATCGCTCAACTCCTCTTCGTCGTCATCTGGCATCTCATCGTCGTCTGGCTCTGGAGCCGGCGGCTCAGGCTGGGCAGGCGGCTCGGGCTGCTCGCCTTCCGGCATCGGCCCGAGGTTCTCCTTTTGCCGCACCTCCTCGGGCGTCATCCACCCGTTGCGGATGGCGACCTCGTACGCCTGGTAGCGGGTCGTGATGTCGCTCCGCAGGAGGCCCTCGACGAGGAACTCTGCGTAGAGGTCGTCTTGGTCGTCGAGGATGTCTCGCTCAATGGCACCCTCAATCCGCCGCAGCCAAGGCTGGATCGTGAACTTCTCGAAGCTCACCATCTCGCTGGCCAGGTTGCCCCACGTAGCCCTGCCGAGCTCCTGGATCATGTGTGGCGGCATCTTCCAGATCCGGCACACCGAGAGAAGTGACTGCATCCAGAGCTCGGCCAGCTGGCTCTCCTGGTTGGTCGCCGAGACCGTGTCGACCTTGAGCCCGTTGGACAGCACGGCCACCTCGCCGGCTCGGGACGGCCCGCGGTGCCGGTTGTTCCACTGCTCCCGCAGCTGCTCTCGCACCTCGCGTGGCAGGGCCTGGTCCGTATGCAGCACCATCCCAGGCTGAGCGTTGTTGCGATAGAACGTGCTGGCGTACTGCTCGAGCGACCGGGCCAGGTTGATGGCGTCCTTGCCCAGGTCAATCGGCACCGCGCCGTTGATGCCGTCAAACGACAGCCAGCGGACGTGCATGATCTGGTCGGCCCGGTAGACCACTTGGCTGCCGGTCCCCGGCTCACGGTAGAGGTAGGTGAGGGTCTTGTCGTCCTCCTGCTTCACCTCCATGCCAGACGGGTGCAGCGGGTGCAACTCAGTGACGCTGCCGCGGACGCCGGGCACCTTGAGGTTGTAGGCCGAACCGTAGAAGCCCAGGTGCAGGCACATCTGCTCGATCCACTCGTAGCGTGTCTGCCACGAGTTGGGCCGCTTGGCCAGCACCCGATAGAGCGGCAACTCCTTGGCTCGCTCGGCATCGGTGTCGTTGACTCGGCGATAGAGGTGCAGCGGAAGGCTGGCGACGGTCTCGGCCACCACCCGAGCACAGGCGAAGTAGACGTTGGTCTTCATCGCCGTCTCGGGCGTAACCCGCATTCCCTGGTCGCTTGCCAGCATGACGAGGTCGTCCCAGCGGCTCGTGCGTTGCTCGAGCCAGCGGATCTCCGGTACCGTGCCGTTTTCGCTCATGTGGTCATCACCAGAACATGATCTCGGGCATCTCTGCAGGCTTGTGCTGCTCGCCCATGTGGATACCGCATGCCATCGCCAGGGCGACCGCTCCGTCGATTCGCTCGGTGCTCTTGGCTTTGCTCAGCTTGACGTTACCAGCCGGGTCCATCTGCACCGCTGCGTTGCCTAGTTGCCAGCCTAGCAGCCGATTGCCAGCAAGCCGCAGTTTTCCATCGACCAGGGCCGCCTCGAGAGCCTTAGTCGGCGAGGACATCGACGCGAAGCCCTGCCCGAACATCACGACGGGCAAGGATTCTGAGGCAAGCTGCTGCGCAAGCATCGTGGCATTCCATCGGTCAATCGCCAGCCCGCGGCAGTGATGCTGCTCGCAGAAGGCCATGATGTCTCGCTGAATGACACCGTAGTCAGTGCTGCGGCCGTCGGTGATCGTCAGCCACCCGTCACGCTCCCACTGCGAGTACGGCACACGGTCTTCCTGCTCACGCTTGGCCGCGTTCTCGCCGGGAATCCAGAAGTGGGCGTAGACATCGACCAAGCCATCCTCGGCCGGAAACCACGCCACAAAGGCCGACGTGTCAAACGTGCTGGCGAGGTCGAGCCCAGCCCAGAAGTCCCGGCCGGCCAGCGGCTCAGGCGGGCCGCTCATGCACGCCTCAATCTGGTCAGGACGCACCCACTTGACGTCACTGGTCGTCGGCACGTTGAGCCGGTACCGCAGGAACGACGAGAGCTTGGTGGCCGAGTTGGCCGCCTCCCGGCAGTCCGCCGCAAAGGACTCCTCGCTGATGGTCTCGCCGAGCGATGGGTTCGCCTTGTGCCACACCTTCGGGCTTTTCCAATCGTCCTCCCGGTCGGCAGCGTAGATGCAGCCGAAGAACGCCGGGTCAAACGTCAGGTCGGCGATGCACCGCTCGGCGTAGTCGTGCTGCTCCCACCAGAGGTGAGTCTTGTTGAACTCGCCGGCCGTCGTGATGCTCAGCACCAGCGGCTGCCGCCGGGCCGCGCCGCCGTACCGCAGGGCATCCCACAGCCGGCGGTCGCCACGCTGAGCGTGGAGCTCGTCAAACAGCAGGCAGTGAATGTTGAGCCCCTCAGCCCGGAACGCATCGGCTGAAAGCACCCTATAGAACGAGTTGCTCGCTCGGTGAATGATGCTCTTCCGGCTGTCCACCACCTCGAGCACCTTGCTCAAGGCCGGCGACGAGCGGACCATCGACGCAGCCTCGCGGTAGATGATGCCGGCCTGCTCACGGTCGCTGGCTGCCCCGTAGATCTCGGCACCCGGCTCGCCGTCTGCCAGCAGCACGTAGAGACTGATGCCGGCCAGTAGCGTCGACTTGCCGTTCTTTTTTGGAATCTCGATGTACGCCTGGCGGTACTGCCGGGTGCCGTCAGGCTTGAGCCGGCCGAAGATCTCGCCGAGCACGTACTTCTGCCAGGGCAGCAGCAGGAACGGCTGGCCAGCCTGCCCGCCCTTGGAGTGCTTCAGCACACCTTCAAAGAACGAGTACACCCGCTCGGCTTTGGCCTGGTCGATGCCGACAGACTCAGCCGTGCGCCGTGAAGAACGCTTCGAGCTCGTCCTTTTCGACTTCCGCCTTGGTGGCAAGTTTCGTCCTCGACGAAGGAGTCAGCCCAAACTCGCTCAGTAACGACGCCTTCTGCGCCACTAGCGAGCGATACAACGGACCGGCAGGGTTTGGCTTGACGCCGCCGAGGTCGGTGTGCATCACCGCACCGCCGGCCCGCAGCTGCAACAGGCACGCCTGCTCAGCCGAGTGGACCTCGCAGAGCGTGGCCAGGGCCTCGCCGTCTGCCAACGTCAAGACTCCCAGCCGAGTCAAGATGCCAGCGAGCTCGTGCCATTGAGCCATGGCGACCGCGTCAACCTTGAGCCGCTCTGGCATTGGCGGCACGCCAGCCGGCAGGCTTGGCTCGTGCTTGACCGGCCCTCGCTGCGTCCCGTCGAGCAGTTTCAGCTTGGTCGGCTTCGGTCGTCGGCCGGCTTTGGCCATGGCTAGGTCTCCCCCTTAGAGGTGGCAATTGTTAGGAAAACCGCACGATAGCAAATGCCATACCGTTCAGAAAATGGCTACCGGCGAGCAAATACCTGAAAAAAGGCCGTGAAATACTGCATTTTA